CGGGTGCGGCGGCTATTCCGACGCGGCCACAACGAGGAGGCGCTGATCGTCAAAGACCTGCGCGCCATTGGCATCAACATCCGCGCAACCGAGTATGACCAGACCAGGATTGAGTTCGGCACGCATATCGGCGGGTCGGTCGATGGCATCATCGAAGGCGGCGTCCCTGGGGCCGAGGCGTCGCGGCACATCGCCGAGTTCAAAACGCACAACAAAAAATCGTTTGACGATCTGACCCGCAAGGGCGTGCTCGCCGCCAAGCCTCAGCACTGGTGCCAGATGCAGCTTTATATGCACGGCTCAGGCATTGAGCGGGCTCTTTATGTGGGCGTCTGCAAGGACGATGACAGGCTATACACCGAGCGGGTTAAGTACGATCAGGAAGCGGCGGAGACCCTCTTGGGCCGCGGTCGGCGACTGGCTCTGGCCGAGCGTATGCCGGACCCAATCAGTACCGATCCGACGTGGTTTAAGTGTAGATTTTGCCCCGCCCACAGTTTCTGCCACGAGCGCCGGCTGACCGAGGAGGTCAACTGCCGGACGTGCGCACACTCGACGCCGACCGATGATGGCAAATGGGCTTGCGCGCGGTGGGAGGCTGATCACGTTGAGGTTGAGCATCAGCGCACCGGCTGCCATGCACACGTCCTGCACCCCGACTTAGTGCCATGGCCGATCAAAGACAGCGGCGACCCGAACGAAGCCGTCTACGTCATCGACGGTGTAGACGTTCGCAATGGCGAAGCCGACGCGTTCACGTTCTCCAGCCAGGAACTAATCGCCGGCGGTGAGGCTTGCGCGCGGCAAGAGGTGGGCGAGATCCGGCGGGCATTCCCAGGCGCGACAGTGAGGGAGGTGCGCGATGCTGCGCGACTACCAGCAGAGGGCGATTGATCAGCTATATGCGTGGTTCTCGGAGCATTCTGATGGCCACCCATGCCTGGAATTGCCGACCGGCTCCGGTAAGTCGCATATCGTGGCGGCGCTATGCAAGGACGCGCTGGAGAGTTGGCCAGGAACGCGCGTCCTCATGTTGACGCATGTCAAGGAACTGATCCGCCAGAACGCCAACAAGATGCTGGAACACTGGCCAGATGCTCCGCTTGGCATTTATTCGGCTGGGCTCAATCGGCGCGAGATTGGCCAGCCGATCACGTTCGCCGGCATCCAATCGGTGCGGAATAAAGCCAACGATATTGGCCACATTGACTTGGTGATTGTGGACGAGTGTCACCTGATCAATCACAGGCAGGAGGGCGGGTATCGCAAGCTGATAGACGATCTGACAGCTATTAACCCGGCGCTTCGTGTCGTGGGCCTGACTGCCACGCCATATCGGCTGGGCCACGGCCTGATCACCGACGAGCCGGCGCTATTCTCGGCCCTGATCCAGCCGGCGAGCATGGAGGAGTTGATCCACAAAAAATATCTGGCCCCGCTGCGATCAAAGCAGCCAGACATCCGCATGTCAGTTGAAGGCGTTCGCAAACGCGGTGGCGACTACCGCGAGGATGACCTGCTAAAGGCGCTGGAAAAATTCGACACCATGGGCGCTGTTCATGAGGCGATGCGGCGCGCCGATCATTGCCGCTCGCTTTTATTTTTCTGCACTGGTGTCGATCATGCTCACGAGGTGCGGGACATCCTCCGCACATGGCACGGCCTGACCGCAGAAACGGTTGTTGGATCAACGCCAAAGGACGAACGCGACCGGATCCTGACTGCATTCAAATCCGGCGAAATCCGCGCAGTCACCAACGCCAATGTTCTGACCACCGGCTTTGACCACCCGGATCTAGATTGCATCGTATTTTTGCGACCGACGCTGTCAGTCAGCCTGTATGTCCAGATGGCCGGACGCGGGATGCGGACCAAGAGCCACACAGACCATTGTCTGGCGCTCGACTTTGCCGGCCTAGTGGCCACACACGGGCCAATCACGGCGGTAGATCCTGGGCGCAAAGCCGGCACTGGCGATGCGCCGATTAAAATTTGCGAGCACTGCGACGAAATCAACCCGCTAGCGGCTCGCGAGTGCGTCGGTTGTGGCGAGCCGTTTCCCGAGCCCAAGAAGGAAAAATTTGCGCTGGGCGATCAGGACATCATGAAGCCTGGGGCGCAAACGATGCCGGTCAAGCGCTGGCGTTGGCGCACGCAGGTCAGCCGGACCAGCGGCAACCCAATGCTGGCCGTGACCTATCATCAGGGAATTTTTGACCAAGGCGTGACCGAATATCTGACGCTGGGCTACCCAGGCTATGCTGGGCAAAAGGCTGCGGCCACATTGGCCGAAATCGCGCGCAATGCCTGCGTCGATGCTGGGCAGCATATGGACCTGACCGAGATTGCGGGCGCGATGAACGCGGCCAAGCCGCCGGCATCGATCACCTACAAGCGGGACGGAAAATTTAACAGGATTACAGGCAGATCATGGCAACAGACAGCGAGCATGTAGAACAGCGAAATTTCGTCGCTTGGTTCCGCCAGGCACATAGAGGCGTCCGCATCTTTGCCATTCCAAACGGCGGGCAACGCTCGCTAAGCGTGGCGGGGCGGCTAAAAGCCGAAGGCGTTGTTGCTGGCGTGCCTGATCTATACGTCCCTGAGTGGCGGCTATGGGTCGAGATGAAGAGATCCACCGGCGGCAGGTTGTCGAAAACCCAGATCGACTGGATTGATTATCTGACCACGGTTTGTGGCGATGATGTTGTGGTCGGCGCTGGCTTCGACGATGCACGCGAAAAAATATTGGAGATCATGCAGAAAAAAGGTTGACGTTTGTCCGGAAAGGTTTACATTAAGGACATGGCAAACGGAATGAGCCGACCGCCACCAACCTGGAGGAACACCATGGCTAAAATTGACACGATAGAAACGCTGACCGATTTTTTCGATAAATTGGATTTATTCGAAAAATACACCGTCAAAGAATTGCTGGAGTACTTCGTCTGCGTTGACGGGGTGGTGTACGAGAGAGGAGATTTACACCAGTGCAAGGGCTGCGATGCTTACGCCCCGGTCCAGGTCGATATGGGCCGATTTGATTATTGCCAGGAGTGCGAACATGAAAATGCTCTGTAATATCCTCGAGCTGGCGTGGCTCATTGCTAGCCTGTCCGTCTGCCTGATGTTCATCCTGTGACTGATACAGATGTTTTGATGGCCGTCATCCGGGCGCTGAAGGAACGGCACCCGGAAAAGCATTCGCCGACTTTGCATGAGATTGCTAAGGCGCTTCGCATCACCAAACAAGCCGCTCACAAGCGCATCAAGGTTGCCGAGCGGCGCGGTCTTTTGGAGACCATACCGCGCAAACACAGGGGAATTATTCTGCTATGAAGTGGACCAATGAGGAAGTCGAGCATCTCAAGCGCATGTGGTTTGCGCCTGGGTCAACCACCAGCGCAATCGCGAGGGACATGGGGCGGACCCGTGACAGTGTGGCGCGGAAAGCCCAATATCTGGATCTACCAAAACGGGTAGCAGATGCCAACGCCGCGCGCAAACACAAGGATGCCGTGCGCAAACACAAGAATGCCGTGCGCAAACACAAGGATGCCATGCGCGATATCATTCGCGAGGGGTATGACCGTGGCCGCACTATTAAGGAAATCGTTCGCAATTTATCTGACGCCGGGCATGAGATGACTCAAAACGCGGTCATCGGCCTAGCCTATCGCATGGGCTTGAAGAAGAGAAAAGCGCAGAAGTATTTGCCATACAGCACACCCCAGCCAAAGAACACAGAGGCGCAGGTGCGAAGCTGTAAGTGGGTCAAGCGGATCGACCAGGGCTATCCGCCAGCGGTAGAGTATTGCCACAGGGAAGCCGGTGAAGGCGGCGTCTGGTGCGATCAACATCGAGAGATTGTATACGTCACACAAGAGGAGATGCCGAAATGGCTGCAAAAACTAGCGTCGGGATGACATGGCGACCTGAGCTCAAACCAAAACGGCGGAACAAGCCTGCGCCGTTTAATCACCGCAAGAAAGTCGGGCCGAAATCCAAATGGAGGAAACGATGATCGAAACCAATGCCGCATGGCACGCCCACTGGCTAAAGATCGCCAGGGCGTATGCCGACCGCTCGAAAGACCCCAGCACCAAGGTTGGCTGCATCGCCGTCCGAGATCGAGCCCAGATCGCAGCCGGCTATAACGGCCTGCCTCGCGGTGTCGTC